CCCACAGGGCGGGTTCGCTGTCGTCGCTTTCGAGGGGGAGGCCGCCGGTCTTGTCGTGGTAGACGGAGAGGGCGTTGCCGTAGCGGCTGATGCCGAGGACGGCGGCGATGTCGCTGGAGCCGAGTCCGGAGCGGCGGGCGGTGAGCCAGTCGGCGCGGTCGGCGTCGGCGGGGAGGATGAGTCGGCCGGTCGGTGTTACCCGGCGGCCGGCGGCCGGGGCGGTGCTCACCCCGGCCTGCACGGTGGTGCTCACGAACGGCTGCCCTTCTGGGAGTTGAGGGTGTAGAACCTGACGCCCTTCTCGTCGTGCTCGGTGATGGCGCCGGAGTCGCGGAGGATCGCGAGGTCGTGGCGGGCGGCGCGGACGCCGAGCCCGGTCAGTCCCTGGGCCTGGTACCAGCGGACGACGTCTCCGGACTTCCAGCGGGCGCCGAGGGCCATCTCGTGGAGGAGGTGCGCGCGGCGGTTGGTGTCGTGGAGGCCGTCGGCGTGCATGCGGCCCGTGGTGTAGCCGCTGCGGTACACGGGGTCGGTCTCGTCGTTGGCGACGGCGATGACGGCTTCGGCGAGGCGGACGAGGTCGCGGCGGTCGGTGAGTTGGGCGTGGGTGTCGGCGTTGCGGAGGGCTGTGATGTACCGCTCCAGGCGCTCTTCCGGGATGCCGGTCATGAGCGGCCGTCCTTCCGGGTGGTGGTGGGTGCGAGTGCGATGCCGATGAGGCAGACCCCGGCCGCGGCGAGGGTGCCGGCGGCGGATGCGGCAGTTCCGGTGAAGGGGATCGCGGCCACGGTGCTGGCGGACGCGGCGGTGATGCTGGTGGCCGTCCAGTGGAGGGCGAGGCGGAGGGTCATCGGTCACTGCCGTCGGTCATGCCGGCGATCAGGTGGATCTCGAAGCTGTCCTCGCCGTACGCCATCTCGGCCCACTCGCCTCGGAAGTGGCGCCAGCCGAGGGCCGTCCGCTCGCCGGTCTCGGGGTGAGTGGTGATGGCATCGACGCGGAACTTCCAGTCGTAGTCCGCGCTCGGGTCGGTGTAGGTGTGGCCGACCTCGTAGAAATCGGGAGTGGCCGTCGCCGCCGGAGCGGTGGCCTTCTCCTCGGCGTCCGCGTTGAGCAGCTCCACCAGATAGGCGGCCAGCACCGGGGAGTACGTCTCGAACTGCGGCCACGGGCAGCAGTCGTAGACGCCCTCCTCGTCGCGGATGGGCCCGCCCGGGTAGTCGTCGATCATGTGCAGCGCGTCGCTGTTCTCGCCGGTGCAGGCGAGGGCGACTCCGGAGGGCGACTCGCTGTCGGTGTGGATGACCCGCCACCGGGGGCGGTCTCCGGTGTCGTGGGCGATCAGCGGGGCGACTGCGGCGCGAGCCTTCGCGAGGTTCTCGCTCATGCGGCACCTGCCTCGCGCTGCGAGGGGACCGGACGCGGGGCCGCGATCTCAGCCAGCCGACCCGCCAGCCGCCCGACCGCCGGCCCGTACACGGGGACCACCCCGTCGTTCGCGTACTCCGTGATCATCTGGTTCATGCGCTCGTCGAACTCGTGCCGTGCGTGGCTATCGCGGCCGCCGTGGACGGCCGAGCGGAGCAGGTCCGCCATGTCGGCGAGCTCGGACACGAGGCCTTCGGGGTCCTCGTCGGCCTTCGTGATCAGCTCGGTGAACACGGCCTTGAACAGGAAGGTGCTGATGTCGAGTTCGGCTCCGGACGGGGTGACGCTCACCTTGATGGGGAACGGGCCGTCGACAGGAGTGGTGTCAGGCACGGGTGGCGCCCTTCGTCGGAGCGGTGAGGAGCATGAGGAGCGCGGCCGCCGACAGCGGCGCCTGGCGCAGGCACTTCGGCGTGAGGTGCTCGGAGTTGACCAGCAGGAAGAACGGGACCAGCGATGTCCCGAACAGGCCGACTGCGAGGAACAGGCAGGCGACGACGTCACCCGAAGTGGTCTGGCAAGTCATCGGGCACCGCCCATCTCGGGGAGGTCCCGGGGCACGCGGTACGAGTGGTGCAGCGGCCCGTCGTGCGGGTCCTCACGCGGCACCCGCACCGACCACGGCGCGTTCGCGTGCGTGCACGAGTTGGCCTCGTGGCCGCCGTGACAGCCCTTCTCGCAGGCCGCGCAGTCCGGGCACCACCGCTCCGGGAGACTCCCGCACGCGTCGCAGGCCCCAGGCTTCTCGGCCTCCACCCGCAACGCCTGCGTCGGCGCGAACAACCGCGTCAACGGGTCCGCCGACTCGGCCGGCGACGGTCCCTTGGCGGGCTCGGCCCGGTCCGCGCGCAGGGCTTGCACCGCGTCGTCGAGCGCCTCGTTCGTGGTGTGCCGCTCGGCCTCCAGCTCGGTCACCCGAGCCCGCAGCTTGGACCGCCCGCGCTTCGCCGAGGCGAGCGCCAGCCGCAACCGCGCGTTGTCCTGCTCCTCTTCCCAACGCGCCAGACACGCCCCCACGACGTCGTCGCGAGCCTGATCCAACTCCGACCGCAGCACCGGCCCCACCGGGACGGGCAGCGCGAACGCCGACCCGACGATCCCCAACTCCGCGAGATCCGCCAGCGACACCAGCACCTCATCCGGGACACCAGCCACCGAACCCGCCAGCGCATACAGGCCACGCCCGTCAGACGTCACCGCACGCCGCGTCCAGCACGACCCATCCGCCGTGTTCACCACCAGCGGGTGATGCGATACCGGGGCGCTCACGCGGTCACCGCCGCGGCGATCTCGTGCATGACCGACTCGCCCGTCACCTGCGACACCGACACCAACACCGGGCACGCGGCCTCGTCCGCCACCACCGAGTCCGCCAGCGTCTTGGTGCGCAGCGTCCACACGGTGATCCCCGACGGCAGGTCGACCTTCGTGATCGTCCCGCCCATCTCGTACAGCCACGCCCCGAGGACATTCATGTCCGTCGCGAACACGTGGACCTCAGTCGCCGTCGCCTGGAACGCGACGTGCGCCGTCGGCAGGTTCAGGATGTTGGTCGTGACCTCGTACTCCCGCTCGTGGCGCCGACGGGCGTCCTGCGCCTCACGGAAGGTGGTGGGTTCTGTAATCTGAGCGGTCATGGCCGCCTCACTTTCTGAGTTGGTGGGGTGCGCCTGTGAGGGGTCGTCCGGGCCGGGAAGTCGGGACGGCCCTTCGGCGCGTGGTGGGTCAGGCGGCGTCGGCTGCCGGCGCCTGCGGCTCCGCGAAGGACGCCGAGGCGAACAAGGCCCTGAGGAACTCGCGCTGCTCCGGACGGAGCGGAGGAGCAGCAGCCGCGTTCCGGCGGGACGCCTGCACCGCGGCCGTTCCGAGACGGCGCTCGACTTCTTCGCGGTCGAACAGCGGACCGGCGCTCATGCGGGGACCGCGGCGAGGTGGTCGGACTGCTCGGCGGGGGCCGGGTTGGCGCGGCCGGTGTGCTCCCAGAGGACGAGGAGGTCCACTCCAAGCCGTTTGGCAATTGCCAAAGCTTCGTCGTGGGTGGCGGTTTCCCGTTCTCCGGTGCGTAGGTGTCCGATCTTGCTGGGGTGGCATCCGGCGGCGTCGGCGAGGTCGCGGACGCTGACTTCGCGTCCGTCTCCGGTGCGCTGCATGAGCTGGACCAAGAGGTCAGCGCTCACGAGCACCATGGGGTTCTGTAGGGGGCGCATGTGGCCACCTCCGTAGACGTGGTGTCCACGTTCGTGGACAAGGAAGACGCTACACGCTCGTAGACGTATTGTCTACGAGCGTGGACGCTCCATCAAGATTCGGTCATCACTCCCGGTGGGGATAGCGCACACGGGGTGTTTGCGTAGACACTCTGATCGGGGTCGTGGACGGTTGCGTTGACTGACCTGCTAATTAGCTCAGTGATCAACGGTCGTAACGTAGACAACAAGCGTCACAACACGGGAGCGATGAGGCAGGATGACCGCCATGGCTGAGCAGCGGCAAAGGACCGACTTCTTCGATCTCGTGCGCGAGCGCCGGGCAGAGCTGGGCATCAGCCTCCGCGAGCTGGAGGCCCGCGCCATCGACCCCGAGAGCGGCGAGCAGGCAAAGCGCGCCTGGGTGAGCAAGGTCGAGAAGGGGACCGCGGAGGCGCCGTCGGAACCCATGGTCAAGGCGCTCGCCATAGGGCTGAACCTTCCGGTCCGAGTCGTAGCCGAAGCCGCGTCGATTCAGTTCTTCGGCATGGGGTCCTTCGTGTGGAGCGAGGACCGCACAACCCGCGTCCTCGCCGCCCGGATTGAGGAGATGACCGCCGACGAGCGCCGGCAACTCGCGGAAATCGCCGAGACCTTTGCCCGTAGGCGTGCGCAGCGTGAGGGCAATTCGGAAGATTAGTACGACTTTTCATCACTCAGAGATTCACTCTGGTCACAGTCTGATCGTTATGGCACAGTCGGTGATCCGCCTGGGGGGCGTAAACGGATCACTCCTACCGCGTGTTCGAACAGAAGAACGAGCGCGGCTGTGTGCAGGGAGGCAGTGCGATGGCGGATGAGGACGGTGCCAACCGAGGCGACGAGGCGCCTGACACGGAGGAGCCTCAGACCGAGATCCGCATGGAACTGTGCGACAGCCTGCCAGGCGACAGGGCCGTGGTCGGTGTCGAGCAGGACGGCGAGTTTGTGTGGCTCGCCAGCAAGAAGCACGTGACGGAGCAGGCCCGCGACGAATTCCTCGATCAGTTCCAGCGCATCGTGCGCGAGCGCACGTGGATCCAGAACTGGTCCGGCAGGTAGCCGAGTAAGTAGAGGCCATTAAGCCCGCAGGTCGTTGACCTGCGGGCTTAATGGTGTCCTTCGTGAATGTTCGGCACCCCAAACACCTGCGAAGGACACCCCTAGCCTGTCACACTCGGCGGGTGGCACTCGAACCCTCAATCGCCGTCGTCCGCAAGGTCGTCCGCTGCTTCATCTACGCCCGGATCAGCGAGGACCGCGAAGGCGCCCACCTCGCAACCGAGCGACAGACCGATGACTGCCGCGACCTCGCCGAACAACTCTCCACCCCCCAGGTCGAATACCGGATCGTCCGCGTCTTCGAGGACAATGACCTCTCCGCGTACACGGGCAAACCCCGCCCCGACTACAAGGACATGCTCGACGCACTCCGCAACGGCGAAGCGGACTGCGTCCTCGCCTGGCACACCGACCGCCTCCACCGCTCCCCCGTTGAGTTGGAGGAGTACATCGACGTCTGCGGTCCGGCCGGCATCGACACCCGCACCGTCAAGGCCGGGCAGCTCGACCTCTCCACCGCGACTGGCCGGATGATCGCTCGGCAGCTCGGTGTGCAGGCTCGCTACGAGGTGGAGCGGATGATCGAGCGGTCGAAGCGGGCCCGCGACCAGAAGGTCGGCCGCGGTGAGTACTCAGGCGGTCCGCGCCCGTTCGGCTACGAGCCGGACGGCGTCACCCCCCGCACGCTCCTGTGCCCCGACTGCGGCCGCACCGGACCCGACGGATTCACGGTGCGTCGGCAGTGCGACGGCTGCGGGGCCGTCGACCAGTTCACCCGGAACCTCGCCTGCCAAAGCTGCGAGGAGACGGACACCCTGAAGGTGACCCGCGTGTGCAGCGACTGCCAGACCGAGGCGGGGTTCGCGGCAGGGTCTGAGGCGGCGGTCGTCCGTGATGCGGCCGAGGCTGTTCTCTCCGGGACGTCGCTGAACTCGCTGGCCGAGTCGATGGCGAAGGTCGGTCTGGGCACCAGCCACGGCAACGAGCAGCGCGGGCCGAACCTGCGGGCGATCCTGATGAAGCCCCGGAATGCCGGGCTGATGAAGCACCGCGGGGACGTTGTCGGCCGGGCGGACTGGATGCCGCTCCTCGACGAGCCGACGTGGCGGAGCATGGTCGCCGTCCTGGAGGACCCCTCGCGTATCCCTTCGGTTCCGAACACGAGGAAGCACCTCGGGTCGAACATCTACCTGTGCGGGGTCTGCGGGGCAACGCTGAAGGCGTCATCGAAGCCGAACCGGAGGGGTGGCGGGACGCGCCCGGTGTACCGGTGCCGGGTCAAGGACTGCGTGACGCGGGATCTCCCGGATCTGGACGGCTACGTCATCATGCAACTGATGGACAGGCTGGCCCTGGAGCGCCCGGAGGAGCTCACGGCGCGCCGGGAGGACCCGGTCGATGTACGGGTGCTCCAGGATGAGATGCGGGCCGCACGCAGGCGCCTGGACGAGCTTGCTGACGCGCTCGGTAAGGGCGAGATGGACATGCAGGAGTGGCGTGCGGCGGCCGGTCCGGCGCGGGTCCGGCTTCAGGCTGTCGAGGACAAGATGGCGGACGCGGTGAAGCGGAACCCTGCCGCGGGGCTGCTCGCGGCGAAGGATCCCGCCGCGGTGTGGAACAGCCCGGAGTTCGATCTGTCGCGGAAGCGGGCGAGTATCGATCATCTGATGTCGGTGACGGTGCATCCTGCGCGGCGCGGGCGTCTTCCGGGTGGCGGTTACTTCGACGCTGCGACTGTTCAGATCGACTGGAAGTAGCAGCGCCCCCGGCCCGGAGGCCAGGGGCGCCGCGGCCGTACCGCCGCGCCTGGGGGGCATTAGGCGGCCGGCCGTTCAGGGGTGCCCGCCTTGATCCGGTGCGGGCGTGCATCTAGTTCATCGCATGGCTGGGTGGAGAGTCACTCACCCGTTCGTGTGAACGGGTGTTCGATTCCTGCACAGTACAGCTAGCCCTGCGGCATATGCCATAGCGTCGCAGGGCCACCCAGACCGGCCGTCCGTCTGTTCTACGGCGGCGGGCGGACCGTCCGTCGCGCGATTTCAAGATCCTAAAAAGCCTGCTGTCACCGGGCTGACTTATGATCATGCAGGCCAGAGCGTTTGTCGAATGCCCCGCGACCTGCCCGACGAAACCGAATGGCTCCAGCAAGAACGCCAACGCATCGGCAGACGCATCCGCGACGCACGCATGGACCACAACCTCACCCAAGAGGCCGTCTTCCTGGCCGTCCCCCTGACGCGGAGCTTCTACCAGGAGATCGAGTCCGGCCAGGGCAACCCCACACTCGTCACGCTGATCCTTATCGCCCGCGCCATCGGCTGCCCGCTCTCCGACCTCGTGAGATGACCCGCCGCCGCCTCGGAGGCGGCACGAGGACGCGGACGCCGATCTCGTCCCGCCGTGGGACTGCCTCTGGGGTTCAGCCGCGGGCCGAGACGATCAGCGTGCCGATGTGGCCGTGCTTCGGGGCCTCAAGGACTTCCGCTTTGGCGGTGGCGAAACCGGCCCGGGTCAGCAGGCGCTCCCACACGGCGGCCCGGTAGCTGTACCGGTAGGTGAACATGGCCTTCCCCGCGAACCCGCCCTTGTACATGCCCTGCGGGCCGTAGGCGCCCGGGATGGCCGGCGGCTGGGAGAACACAAAGATGCCCCCCGGAGCCAAGCGCTCCCGGACGAGCGGGAAGAGCCGGGACGGATCGGTGAACCATGCCGCGCCGAAGATGGAGTACACCGCGTCGTACTGGCTTTCATCTGCGGCGAGCCATTCGAGAATCTCGCCCTGCTCGATCCGTACGCCGAGCGGCGCCCACCGGTCGCTGGCGAGCTGCACCATGCGCGGCGACAGGTCGACCCCGTTGGCCTTGACGCCCTGTTGCGCGAGGTGGGCGAGGGCGCGGCCGGTGCCGCAGCCGATCTCCAGCACCGATTCCGGGTTGTCGAGCAGTTCGGGGCCGGGGCCGTGTCCGGCGTACTGGGTCCAGCAGAACGTGGGCTCGGCGTCGTCCTTGAACGCGGACTCGGCGAAGGCGTCCCAGAGTTCGGTCTCGGCGGCAATGTCGTGCGGTACGGGCACAGCATGTTCCTTCCGGTCGTCGGGAAGCGGGAGCCCCCGCCCTCGGGGAGCCGTGAGGACGGGGGCGACTGTAGCGGGCTCAGTGACTGTCGGGGACCTTGTTGTCGCACGGCGAGCAGTTCGCGCCGTCGATGGCCCACAGTTCCTCGTCGATGGCCCAGCCCTGGCTCTTCAGGAAGTCGCCAGTGCGCAGGCACAGGCCGTCATTGCGACGTTCGATGAAGGGGGCGTGGTGCTTGAACTGGCCGCCGTTGTAGAGGCGGCAGATGCCCCACCAGACGGGTGTGTCGAGGATCAGCTGATGCACGCCGATGTCGACGAGCTTGCCGACGCCGAGGTGTACCTCCGGGTTCTCAATGGAGCCCATGACGTACATGACGCCGTTGCCGAGGATGCGTTCGGCCATGTCGCGGACCATCGTGTGATCGCGCAGGAGCAGCGCGATCTCGCGGTCCCAGATGCTCATGCCGGAGTCGAAGATGTTGACGGTCAGCTCCGTGATGTGGGGAGCGACCGCGTTGAGCAGCTCTTGCGGGTCGCGCGTTCGCGTTGTGGCGGAACGCTCTAACGCAATGGTCACGTCTTCCTCCTGTTGTGGACGGATGCCCCCGGTCGGGGGCGTTGGCCCGTCCGCTCCTGAGTTGCAGGAGTGGGCGGGAGTCTTCAGCGGCGCACGGAGTCCTGGGTGGTCTGGATCGGCACCCTCTTGCACCGGTCGACATGCCGGTAGATGGTGATGCCCGCAGCCGAGGACGAGGGCATGTCGTGCGTCGAGTACTCCTCGCCGGGCCGGATCGGCTGATCGCAGCGACCACAGATCATCGCCGGTACTCCCGGATGAGCCGGTACAGTCCCCGCCCTATCTCGCACGCGGGCGCAGTCGCCTCGGCCGCGCACATCGTGCACGTCGAACCGTGAGTCAGCAGCCCACGGTGCGCCTGCAAGGCGACGCAGCCACGGCAGGCGCGCGGATACCAGGACACGGGCTCGCCGGCGCGGCTCGCCGACTGCACGCCGAGATCGACTGCGGTAGCGGGCGTGAGGGTGATCCCGTCCCATACGCAGGCCATCCCGCGGACCTGATGCTCGGATAATCCGGCGATGCTTGGGATGGCGAGCAGGTCGAGCACGCTCTCGCTGACCTGGTTGGTGGGGGTTCCCACGTGCATGTCTCACGCCTCCGCGGTCACGGTGATCTGTCTCACACACGTGACCGTAGGGGGGGTACAGCAAAGGAGGGGGTAGCAGGCCTACCCCCTCCTTGGTGGGTACAGTTCCTACCCCCTACGTGATCACACGGGCACACCCAGTTCCCGCGCGAGTCCCAGCGCGTCATCCCGGACCATCCGCGGCCCCGACTTCACCAGCTCCGGCAACACGCTGCGGGTGTGCAGGTTGTACTGAATCGTCTCCGGAGACTCCCGGAACGCCTTCCCCAGCAACGACACCGCGGCCGTACCCTCCCCCAGCATTCCGTGAGCGCGCGCCGACTCGATCAGGTGGTACGAGCGGCGCGTCGCTGACGGAATCTGGCCCAGGTCCAGGGCCTCCGCGACCTCCAGCGCCTTCGCGGGCTGCATCAGATCGTTGTGCATGGTGATCGCGTACCCGTTGACGATGCCCCGCCCGAACATCAGCCACGGGTGCGCGTAGTCGTCGCCGAGCTGCCGGGCAGCCTCGTCGGCCTTGTCCCAGTACCGCCACGCGTCGCCCTGCTGGCCCGTCTTCGCGTACGACAGGGCCACCGCGAGATACAGCAACCCGCGGCGCGCAATGTGCTCCGGGTCCTCTCTGTCCTGCAACAGAGAGGCGGCCTGCTCGGCAAGGTCGACGCGCGCCTCCGCAGCCTCACCGGCGTCCCGGTGGACGTGGTTCATGTACCAGGCGGCGGCCGCAATCGCGCGCGGGC